TAGAGCATTTGCTAATTATATAGCAGATTTACCAGAAAAAGAAAGAACCAAAATAGCTCACAAAATGGGACACAGCGGACACACAAATAAAAAAATGTATAAATATGAAGATAAAGAAGAAGAAAAAGATGAAAATTAAAATATTTAGGAATTTACATAAATATTTTTAAATCAAAAAAAAACTGATTTAAAAATATTTTCTATATATTATAATATAAATGGGAAGAAAACCAATCTTAAATAATGATGAAAATTTTAAAACAGCAGAAGATATTTTAATATATCAAAAGTTAGTTAAGGAAGAATGGGCTAATAGTAACCCAGATAAAGTATTTAATTATAATCGTAAAAAATGCTTACAGCGATGCACGGACAGAATTAGTTTACCTACAATTAGTTCTGTAAAAAAATACAAATTTACACGTGAAGAATTAAAGCCTATATTTGAAGCTTTATTAGATAAAATTGTTGAAGAAAGTGAAAAAGTTAATTTGAATTCTCCTGATGGGACCGACACAGAGGGCAGTGAGGACAACGCATAATACAACGTAAGCAAAATTCGTGTCCGCAGGTTAATAGAGTATAGCATTTATCACAACATATTTTCTCTAAACAAACAGCACATTCTATTTCTTTTTTTAAATCCTTTTTCATTTCAAAATGATTTTTTCTTAAATAATCTGCGGCGAAAAAAGGGGTGTGGCTTTGGACTAATATTTGGGGTGGCGGTAAACCAATATCTACTTCTTGCAATTCATTATTTCGTCTTCTCGGCATTATATAATGTGTCTTTATTTTTTTTTTCATCTTTTATCCAATTTAATATTTGATTTTTATAATATGTCCGTTCGCCGCCATAAGGTTCATATATTTTATCTAATTCAGCCATTCTCATCTTTTTTTCATAATAATTCATTTTATACATATCTTTCTTCTGTTGATAATAATTATAATAATATTGTGATCTATCCGTTATGTACCGAGCCATTTTATACTATAACATAAGATAATATATTTTATGTTATAATATATTTAGGATATTTTTTTTTTGAATTTGCTAAAAAATATACTTAAAAATAAAATATATTATAATATATAAAATGACGATCCATAATTTTAAAGAAAAATTTATAGTTCATTCCTTTCCTAAAATTGAATTAAAATTAAATGATAAAAAAGAATGGAAAAAAATACCTATTGGTATGCAACCAGGATGGAATAAATTAAATGATACTTGTATTAAACAAGGACATACTGGTTTTGGATTATTAACTGGTGAAAAATCTAATATTATTGTTTTAGATTTTGATGATATAAATTTATATAATGAATACCTTTTTAAATATCCACAGCTTAATAATTCACTAAAAGTAGCCACAAGAAAAGGATTTCATATTTATTTTAAATGGGAAAAAAGATTTACTCAATTACCAAGTAATGTAGGAAAGTTAGATATTCAAGGAAATGGGAAACAAGTTTTTTATGTTGGAACATCTTATATTACTGAAACTGGTGATGTATTTGAATATTCTTGGGTTAATCCAGAAAAGGATTTGGATATTTTACCAGAAGAACTTTTTAATGAATTAAAAACAAAAACTATTACAAAAAAAGAAGTAATCAAAAAACTTAATGAAACACCACCTTTAAGTATTGAATGTAATAATGAATTATGGAAAAATATTATAAATAACATAAATATTAAATATGTTGATGAGTATAAATCTTGGTTTCAAATTGTTAATTCATTATATGCTCTTGGTAAAGAACAAAATGAAATAAACCATTACAAAGAAGTAGCCAGAAGTTTAAGTATGAAAAGCAAAAAATATGATAAAACACATAAAGAATTTGAAAAGATGTGGGAAAATTGTGGAAAATATAATTATAGTCCTGGTTCTATTAGACATTTCAGCAGAGAAAGTAATGAGGAAGAATATTTAAAAATTTGTAAAGTAGGAACTGCTTATAATGGTGAGTATGTGCTTTTTGATGAAAAACTATTATCTAATTATTTTTTAGAATGCTTCGGTGATAATTTAATATGTAATTATGGAAAAATTTTTGTTTATCATAACAATAATTGGTATGAAGATCAAAAAGGTTCTATTATTCAGCATCATTTACGAATTGAAATTGATAAATTATATATTAATGTTTTAAAAGTATTAAATGATGAATTACAAATATGTGAAGATCAAAAAGGTAAGGAAGAAATTTTAAAACAAATAAGTTTAACATCACAAACATTACGTTCTATTGGTAATCAAAAAATGAAAAATATATTTGGTTTAATTTCTAATGAATTATTTTCAAAAAATATTGATAAAGACATATTTGATACAAATGAAAATTTATTTGTATTCAAAAATAAATCTTATGATCTAAAACAAAATAAATGGGTAGATATTAATAAATTAGATTACATCTTAACAACAAGCGGTAAAGATTATAAAGAATATAACCAAGAACAAATGAAGAAAGTTAAACAATTATTTATAGATATTTTCCCAAATGAAGAATATCGTAAATGTTATATATCCATTTTAAAAACTGGTTTATTAGGAAAACGAATTGAAAAATTTGTTGTTGCAACCGGTGGAGGAAGAAATGGTAAGGGTGTTCTTAATGATTTTTATAAATATTTATTAGGTGATTATTATGGTATTTTGCATTTATCATTATTAACAAAAGAAATCAAAGGCGGTGCTAATACAGAATTAAGATGTATACATAAAAAAAGATTTTTAAAAGCTACTGAACCAGATAGTGGTTCAACTGAAAAATTAAGAATGTCTAATATAAAAGCATTTACTGGTGAAAGTAATTTTAAAGCACGAGGATTATATGAAAATAATTTTGATATTACAATTGATGCAACATTTGTTATGGAATGTAATACTTTACCATTTATTACTATGGATGGTAATGAAGCTGAAAAACAACGTATGGTTATTGTTCCATTTGAAACTACTTTTACTTTTGATGAAGAAGATTTAAAAAATGAAAAAAATTATAAAAAAGCTGATAGTTCATTAAAAACTAATGAATTTTTAGAGGAACATTATTCTGCTTTATTTGATTATATTTGTAATGAATACAAAGAAGATGATGTATATATTCCAGATAAATGCCGTAATTTAGCTTTAAAATGGATGCTTTCAAAAGATGACTTTATTGGTTGGTTTTATGATAATTATGAAGAAGAAAAAGATAATTTAATATCCATTAAAGATATTTATAAAATTTATAAAAGTAGTGATTTCTTCCGTTCATTATCAAAAGCACAGCAAAGACAAAATAATGAAAAAGCATTCAAAGAAATGATTAAAAATAAATTAAAAAGTTTTTATGTTCCATCAAAAACATATATTAATCAAGTACAAATTACAAAAGATAGTATAAGAGGATTTGCAATAAAACCAGATGATGATAGTAGTGATGACGATGATTATGAATAGCTTCTCTTCTTCTTATTTATTTATAAATTTATTTATTCCTTCTTCTTAAAAAAAAAGAATAAATAATAAAAATTTAATAAAATAAAATAAAAAATGAAAAAGTGAAAAAGTTGCCCCAAATTTGAAAAGTCCCTACAAGAAGGATATATAAGAACACTTTTGAAAAATGGGGCAAGATTTTCATTTTTTCATTTTATATTTTTCTGTATTATAACTTTTGAATTCCAAATTATTATTTATAAATTTAGTAATTATGTATAATTATATAAAAAAAATATATAATTATATATAAAATGGAAAGCGTTGTTAAAGAAGCCAGAAAAGTTCATATCAAGGAGAATGAAGACAAACCCCAGCTTTTAGCAGTAGAATATGAAGACGATAAAGATGAAGAATTTACTATTACCATAAATGTTAAAATAAATAAAAGAAATATTAAATCAGCCAACTGGGAGAAACTTTTAGATGTAACCAAGCAAGTATTAGATATGGAAACTGATTAAGGGGAACAGATTGTATCAACTAAATAAATCCAATATTAATTTTTCTGGAATTCTATATCTTTCTAATCTATCTGCTTTATGTTTTGTTCTACCTTTATTATTATGAACGTCATTAGCCACATTTACTTTATGCTTTCTTTCAGTAGTAATCATATTTCCGCAAGTGCCTTTTCCATCGCATTTTTTAGCATTAAAGTCTTTTTTATTAGTCCATACACGAGTTCTTTTTCTATAACCCCAATCACTATACATACAATAATCAACATCATAATATGGTAGATCTTTTACAACTTCTCTATTTTTTAATGTTCCTGTTTGTGGGTTTTCCATAAACCATAATTTTGGTTTAAAATAATCTATAATTTCTAATGTTTTTAAAACAAGTTTATCGCTATATTCTAAATCATTATTAAATTTTTCAATAGTATAAATACCATCTTTTTTTTGTTTACCTATCCAAGTTTTCTGTAATGAACTATAATACGTGCAGGGAGGGCTGGACCAAATATACTGAAATTCATCTGGTTTATATTGTTTATAATCAAATTCTAATATGTCTACTTTATGTGTAGCTTCAAATTCAATATCAACTGATACACATTCATAACCTAATAATTTGCATACTTTACCAACTGAACCACTACCAGAAAATAATTCTAATACTTTCATTTAATATATAATAATATATTTTAAATGAAATTTTGCTTTATTCTCTCAAACTATAAAAAATAATTTATAAAAAAATTTATAAAATTATTATTTTAACATATTGATTGCTAAACGTATCTGTTTCTTTATTTTTTCAGTCATTTTAATATTTCTACCTTCAAACTTAAATGTTGATCCAACTTCTTTTTTAACTAATGGTGTTAATTTAGATTTTGTAAATTTATAATCTTTATCAACTTTGAGAGAAGCTCTCAATCCACCTTCTTTTATTTTTAAATTATCATATAGTTCTTCTTCATCTTTCTCTCCCTGTTTTGGTTTAGGTTTAACCTTTGTGGCTTTTGGTTTTTTTTCAAAAACTTCTTTTTTCTTTTCAACTGGTGCTTTAATCATTTTATAATAATATTAAAGATTATATTTTTTCTTATAATTTTTTATATTTTCGTTGAGAGAAGTGCTGTCCCCCCATAATATATCACCAGCTAAACGTGATGCCGAAACTGGTGGTGATTTATCATAAACGCTTTTGGTTCTTGCTCTGTATCTATCACGTTGTTCTTTATTTTTTGTCTTCAAATAATCATCCATTCCCGCAGAACCAAAGTATATTTTTTTAGTTTTCTCACCATCTTGAAAAACAGCAACATATTTTTTTTGTGGTTTATCACTTTTTGAAATTTTTAATAATTTCATTTTTTATAATATAATTATATATTTTAAAAAAATTAAAATATTTAGATATAATAAATGTTTCTTTGTGTGGCTTCCGCTCAAAAGGATAGTAATGAAAATATAGATTTAACCGCATCTATGTTTCAAAATCAATTACAAGAACCAGTAAGAGTGAAAAAATTTGAAATTGAACTTGTAAGTTCAATTATTCGTAAAGAAAATAAAATTACAATAACTGAACCAGACAATCTTTTACTTTTTAGATTGGGACCAATAGATGCTGGTGAAGCTTATACTGCTGAATTACAACCAGGTGTTTATACATTAGCAGATTTAGCAATTGAAATAGCACGTGCTTTAAATGATGCTACACCTTGTAATGCGTGGAAAGGATGGACTTGCACTGTTGATGGAACTAATAAATTTACTATAACTTTTACAACAGTCAGTACACCAGGTTTAGATACAATTGCAGAAATTACAGAAGTTAGATTATTACATAATGGATTTACAAATAATTATAAATTAGATAGTGGAAATAATATAGTTAGTTTAGAAGCTAAATATGATACAATTGGATTTGGTGGAGAAGGTAATGAAGCAGTTGAAACTACGGAAAATTTACAAGATATTTTAGGATCAACTAATAATAATTTATCATTTGCATCCTTTGCTGGTTTAGATACTGGTTTTGAAAACCCAGAAGCATATACAAATACTGCTGTCAAAGAAGTTGGATTATTTGAAGCTGGTGGACGAGTAGAATATATTTTATCACCGGTGCCTGTCTTTCAAACAAGTGGTGTTTATGGTCCATCCACAGTAGCAGACGAAGTTTATTTAACATTAGAAAATGATACAATAGGAACGCAATATGATCCATCTGTTTTTGAAGAAAGTTTTGTAAAAGATGTTAAGATGTTTAATTATACAAGCACAGCTGGTGTTGTTTCAAAACATAGTCAAAAAAATGGTATATTAATTAATCCAGCTAATAATGCAAATGCAAATGCTATGGGACCGCCATATACACGAGGAAAATTTACTATTAATTTTCCACCAAGCGATGTTGCAGATGTATTTGATGATCGTAGACAAGAATTATATAAAAATACATTTGGTGGAAATATGATTTTTGATAAAAATACAACAACTCAACCAATAGATAGTAGAGCATTTAGAATAGAAGTTGGTGGTTTTCCAGCAGAAGTTTCAAAATCTACATTACATTTTCAAGATGAAGCCGAACCAGAAAAACTTAAATTTAGATTATCAACTTCTCCATTAGTTATTGGTTTACAAGTTAAAGATAGTGATACTATTAATACAGGTAATATTTTGAATGATGGTCCAGCCCCAGAAGTTAAAGGAACATCAATAAGTTATATTCCAGGAACTATTGGTAGAATGAATGAAAGAAGCTTTGGTTTACCGGCATTTGTAGGTTCTAAACAAGGAGAAATATCAGGTATTGAAACTCACTATAAAACACCAGTTTACAGAATTGAAGCTGTTGATGGTAATGGTATTCCAACAGATGTAGTTTTAATAGATGGCGGAGAACATATTTCATTAACTGCGGCTTTAAGTGGCGGTCAATTATTTTTGAATGATCCAGCAACTTTTGTAACAAGTGGGGGAACTGCAACAGATGAAGAAGTAGTAGCAAATTTATGTAGTTTCTTAGATATAGTTGATATAAAAATGATTGGAAATCAAGGGTTAATTGATACAGTGCAAACAGCATTTCAATATTTACCAACAGAAATAGGTATTGTAAACGACCAAGTTTTCCAAGCTATTCAAAATGGTATAAATGATAATTATGGAAATAGTGTCCCATTTCCAGTAGAATATAGTAAAGATGTTTCAGTAAAAATTGTTCCTTTATCAAGAACAAATACAAGCCACGTAGAATTTTCTATATTTCAGTTTCAACCAGCTGAAACAACTTTTGGTGATGAAGGAAATATAAGTTCTACATTTAGAAATCTTGGAGAAGAAAGGGACTTTAAACAATTATTAGTAAAAGGTAGACCAAAAACTTGGGAAAGTTTAACGTATACAAGTGGAACAGCACCTACTAATTGGACTGCGGCTTTTGCGGCACCAGATAAAGATCAAAGAATTAAAATTACAATAGAACAAAAAGAAATATATCAGCAAGTAATTAAATGTAGTTTTTCAATTGATAGTGGTGCTTCTTTTGTTGAAGAAAGAACACTTTTAGAAACAAGTAATAAAGTAGCTGGAAATAAGACATTTGAATTTACAACAAAACCACGTTTATTTCCTATGCATCCTTGTATAAGTCAATATCCACCATTATTAAATAATGTATCACCAGAAAATGAAAGTACCGATATTAAAGGAATATTTACTACTTATCCACGTAATGCAAGTTATAGACAAGGTGAACGTTTAATAATGGGGACCGATGGTAATTATGCTAAAAATTTAGTTTTCCAAACAGCTGATGCAACCCAACCAGATATTTTTACTTTTCCTACAAGTTTAGGGAATAATCACAGACCCCAAATAGTTTTAAAAACTAAAAAAACTGGTTTTACAGAAGTAGCAAATGGTTCTACATATCCTTTGGCTGATGGAGAAATTAGACAACAAGAAGTTCCACCAATTAGAGCCACATTAGGTGCAATAATTGGTTTACATAGTGCTTATTCAGCGAAAGAAGAATTTACATCACCAAAAAATTTTGTTGGAGCAACTTCAACAAGTGTTTTAGCAAATATTCCAACGGTTGCAGTTGAAATAAATAATCTTCCAATAGATGGTTACATAGCAAAAGATTTTGATGTTCGTGATAGTCAAACTGGTGTGGGTTCAAGATTACCTATTGTTGGAGTAATCCCATCACTTGAAGATGAAACTGTTTCTACTAAACCAAAAATAGATTTTAGATATAATGCACCATATAGCCAACCAGTAAAATGTAATCTTCCAACAGAACAATTTTTATATAATTTATCATTTAGATTGAGAGAAATCGCAACTGGTAGAATAGTGGAAGGTTTAAGACATCCAACAGAATTAATATTTAGAATAAATCCTTTGGAAGAAAATGAAGAAAAAGAAAATAATATGTAATTATTATTATATGACTACAAGTTCAACAAATCCAGAATTAATATTATGCCCTTTGGAATGTTTAGATCCAAGTTTAACGTGTGGTCCCCAACCAGATTTTTTAGAAAAACATTCTACTTTTTTAATTACATTAATTGGTGCTTTATCTGCTTGTAGTGGGTTGGTCCTTACATATTTTTTAAAAAGTAGATGTAATAAAATTCAATTAGGTTGTATATCTTGTGAGAGAAAAGTTGTAGAATTAGAGCCATCACAAATTCAAATACAAAATCAAAATTAATTAAATTAAAAAATATATTAATAAAAAAATATTTTATTATTAATATATAAAATGGATTTGACAGACGTTCCCCAAAGTATGCCGATTGTTAGTGAAACCTTAGTTATAAAACCAGAAAACCAAAAAGATATTACCCGTGAAAACCAGAATAGAAATGTAAGATTTTTAATTCCAAACTATGTTGGATATTTTCTTCCAAGCCAATCTAATTTCTCTTTCTCAATAACTATGAGTGGTCGTGGAAATCCAATCCCAAGTCGTGATGCTGGTTGTCATTCATTATTTAACCTTATAAGAACCTACGATGTTACTAATTCACATCTTTTAGAAGAAGTTTTACAATACAATACATTAGTAGCCCAAAAATTCCAATATACTAAAACAACATCTGTTGATAATTACAGAGCTGAATTTGAGGGGGTTCAACCTAATAAATCAATAGATCAAAATTTATATTGGAAACCAAATAATACAAATTATATTGCTGGAACAGTTGTAGCCCCAGATATAGCCAAATCAGTTCAGTTTAGCGGAACTATAAAAACAGATTTTTATGATAATCATCAATTTATTCCTTGTGCTGTCTTTAATGGTTTACGAACAGAAATACAAATGGAAGATTACAGACGTGCATTAGAATTTACTACTGGTTCTATGGGTGTTGGTTCAAAACACGGTGTAATGCCTAAAAATATGAATCTTATGGTTACACAAAAACAAGCGGCTGGTGGTGGTGATGCAGAAGTTAATCCATTTACTATTACTGCTGGTGGAACTAATTATCAAAATAATCATATTTATACTGCAACAGTTACTGGAACACATATTGGTTTTGTAGAAGTAACATTAGTTAATGCTGGGACCGGAGCAGTTGAAGAAGCTAAATGGTATTGCACTACTGGTGGTAATGTTCCGCCGGAAGCCGGAGAAGCTATTGTTTTAGGAACACCAACAGCTGGTGGATCAACTGCCGCTACTATTACTATTAAAGCTGGAAATCAACTTTTAGGTGGATTATTAATAGGTGATAAAAATGATGAATATTTTATTGATTTAGGAGCAGTAAGTGTTACTCATCAATTAGCCGGAGCCACAAGTCCTTCTGCACCAGCTGATATTACATATTTTGGTAAGGGAACTGTACGTAACCCATTTAATATATTAAATCAAGTAACTGATAATGGAATAGGTTTTGGAGCAACAACTGCTTTTCCTAATGTAGTAATGCCTTTTTCTGTTGGTGATAAACTTTATATTACAGATTTACGCCAAGATGCTGGTTCTAAAAAAGCAATTGGTATAATTACTAAAATTGATAATGTGCCTGGTGCAACCAATTTAGATAAAGGTGCAAGAGTTTTCTTTTTACCATTTCAATCACAAGTTGTAGGCGGACTTGGTAATGAAGTTGCTGTTACAGCATTAACTGGCGGAACAACACCAATTTTAACACAGAATTATATGTTTTCTAATAATTTACACGGTTATGCTTTATATGTAGAAGAAGCTGACAGAATAAATGGTTATACACCGGTATTAGTTGAACGTGATACTATTCCACAAAAACAAACATTACTTGATGCCGCTGGATTAAAAGTTGATTTTACTATTAAAAATTTACAATATAATATTAAACGTGTAGATATGGATGAAAGACAAGTAGCGGATGATTTAAGAGCGGCAAATAGTTCAAGTGGTTATAGATTAGATTTAGCAACTACTCAAACAAGATTAGTCAATTTACAAGCACTTCAAGGTCCAACCAGTCAATTAATATCTATACCAAATATTACCAAAGCATTAGCAGTCTTATCTGTTCCACTTAACCAAAACGAACAAATATCAGTTGCGGCTCAATCGCTACGGGGACAACCAGATAATATTACAAATTATCAATATGATATTGGTTCTATGGGATTACAGCCCCAGAGAAAAGTTTTAGTAGAAAAAGCATCATTAGGTGATCCACTAATTCAAACTCAACATATTAATGAATTAATAAAATCTGTGGAGGGTTTTGATATGGAATTGTCTTCATTAAATGGCGTTCTTATGAATTTTGCAGTAGGTCGCCAATTCGCAAGAAATGATATGTATTTTAATTTAATGGAAGCTGGTGATCTAACATTAAAAGCTGAATATGATACACAGCAAACCTTCCCCAAACTTGTAGTACATTTCATTCATCATATACGCTCTATTTTAGTAACAAGTGGCGGTATTCAAATAGCCAACTAAATTAATAATTAAAAAAATATATATTATTAAAAAAATATTTTATAATAATATATAAAAAGATGAGTGTCCCGTTAAATGCCAATCGCCACAGAGTAAGTATACATCCAAATAATAGCCCTTCTGGCTCAAAATTTTCAGCACTTACATTTCCTCAAATCAATTTCGTCATAGCAAGACAAAATGCCTTTCTTTTACCACAAACCTTAAAATTAAATGGAACTTTTATTTTAAAGGATAATACCGGTGCTAAACCAAAAAATCTTCCATCAGCAATAGCTGGTGCTACTAATGGCTCTACAATAAATAACCGAGTAGGTTTAGCCAGTTGCATAGACGAAGTAACTATCCAAACTTTAAATGGACGTAACCTTGAAACTGTAAGAAACTACAATAGATATTTAGCCAGTTCTAAACCATTTATGAATAATTGCTTTGATTATAATAATGGATTAAATCTTAATGATCCATTTTTAGGTTCTAAATCAGTAACTACTTGCCGTGCCGCTAATGTAGAAACAAATTTCTCAATACCAGTTGAAGTTGGTATGCTTGGTGATATGCCTTTAAATATTTCACAAAAAGGCTTCCACGGTTTACAATTAAATCTTCTTTTAGCACAAAACGCCGCTGTTTCCCAGCCATTTGCTTTATATGATTTTGCTGGTGGAAAAACAGAAGTTTTATCTACTAATAATTATTCTTATGAATTAAAAAATGTATTTTTAACATTTGATTTAGTAAAACCAAGCGCTGAATTCTTTAATAGATTACCAAGTTCTGGACTTTTAGGATTCAATACTATTCAATCATTACATTCTACTATTCTTGCAAGTGATACTACTGTTAATTTACGTCTTGGATGCCGTAATGCTATATCAGTAACCCATACCTTAATTCCTTCAAGCGAAGTCAATAATCGTGGTAATGATAGTTTCCGTTTAGCAGGTCCAGAAGCTTCTGGATCAAAAAAAGATATTAGAACAGTTCAATATATGAGAGCTGGAGAATTATTTCCATACAATTTTATTTTAGATAGTGAAGCGGAAGGTGTTGATGGTAATCCTCAATCTATGATTGCTGAACCAGCTTTAAATTCAGTTACTTTATACGAAAATCAACATTCTTCTTTAAATCCTATGTCTAATGTAGGAATTAATAATCAAAAAGCATTTGCTGGTGCTAAACAAGAAACTGGTTTACCTTATCCTATGGCGTTAGATCCAGATAGTGCATTCATTTTAGGAGTACCTATGGATAGTGAAAAACAAGGAGCAAACTTTAAAGATAGAGAATATGCGGTCCGTATTCAATCTGGTTTAGATGATACTACTGCTAATAGTTTATTTACTTTTGTCCGTTGTAGAAATGTTGCAGAATATTCACCTACCGGCGTCAACGTTGTTGAATAGAATAAATAATTAAATTTAAAAAATATATTAATAAAAAAATATTTTATTATTAATATATAAATATGGAGAAACCAAGCGATCAAATTCTCGGTAAAACTGATGACATCCCAGCGGTTATGAAAGTTGAAACAAGCACATTAGAACCCATTACCATAAATGATAATAATGCTCGTTTTGTCTTTGAAAATAAAGGCATCTTATCACGTGATACTTGTCTACAATTCCAGTTAGTTACAAGTGGGGGAGTAGGTTTCCTTCCAATAGGTTCTGGTATATATTCATTAATAAAAAAAGCCACATTACGTGTTGGTGCTAAAAGAATTTGTGAAATAAATGATTTAGCCTATTATCGTTCTATGACCCACACTTATAATACACCAAGTTATAGAGCTAATTATGTTAGATTTATGAAAGGAATAAATAATACTCTTGTTCCATTACAAGTTGGTTCTACAAGTGGTGGAGTAAATGCAAATGTAGATGTAGGAAAATTCCAGCCTACCGGTGTTGAAATAGCTTCCAATACATTAAATCCTGAAACAAGTGTCCTTCCAAATGATATGCAATTAACAAGTTCTGCTGACACAACGCCTTGCTGGACTATATATTTACGTGAATTATTCCCAATTTTAGAAAGTATTGAATTACCACTTTTTTTGATGAACGAGGAAGTTGTTGTTGATATAGAATTTAATAAACAAACTTCTGCTACTGATACAGCTGTAAATGGTGTTGGAACATTAGCAGTTTTTGAAGCTAATTCTGCAAATCCACCAGTTAAACAGTTACATACTTGTTCGTTAGTAAAAGAAAGTTGCCTTATGTATGTTGATACAATTTATTATGCAAATGAACGTATGGAAGATGTAGATCGCCAAGTAGATGCGACACGTGGTATGAGTTTAAAATATACTGATGTTATTTCAAATGTTGCTTCTATGGGTTCACAAGAAAATGTTGGAGCCGGTGCAGTTGTTGAAAAAGAAATAATCCATCAGCTTCCATTAAGTGGTTTTTCAGTTAAAAATATATTCTGGTGCTTTAATGCAAATAATCGCCAGTCATTAACTGGTGGCGTTCAAGTTGCAAAAAATCCACAATTCTATAATCCATTTTATGGTAAATATGCTATGTTGGCTACACCTAAAAATAATACTTTTGATGTTCGTGTAAATGATGCTCTAATTTTCCCAGAACCAATAACCAATCCAGGTTTAAAAGCAGAAGAAGCCAGACAAGTTTATAATTCACCAGTATACTTACACACCGGTTTATATAGTCGTGATTCTTATACTGATAAAAGTGCTGGTTTTGATGATGATCCAGATGCATTACCATTTAGTACAAGTGTTTTAAGTTTATCACAAACAGACGCAGGAACTGGTTTAGCTGGAACATCAAAACTTTATGGTGGTTTATTACCAACAGAATTAGCTGGGGGTCAGCACTTCGCCGCAGTTAATCTTTCTACTATGCCTGGTTCAAGTAATGATGATGCAATATATATTAATCAAAAACCAATTGAAGTAATCCACAGAAAATTTGCAACTAATGCTAATACAAATTTTGCTTATAATGCTTATTATTATAGTGAAGTAGTTAAGGGATTTTCTCTCAAAAATGGTAATGTTATGATACAGCAAGGTCCAAGTGTTATTATGGCTCAATAAATAAAGAAAATTTGGATTATTCTCTCAAATAAATAAAATTAAATTATAAAAATTATATATTATTTTATAATTTAATATTATAATGGGTTCTTGTGTTAGTAGATTTGTAAAAAACGAAACTGACTTTAATAAAAACGGAATGGGTGATCGTGATGAATTAATTAGAGAAGTTATAAAACAAATTGATAAAATTTTAGATGAAAAGAAAAATGTAGAGAGAAATAATGAAACTAAGGGGAACAATATGTAAAGAATTCAAAAATAAATATTTATCTAAATCTTCCTCTGGTTACTGGTCTTGGTCTTAAAGAATGATAAACACTTTGTGGTAAATCATTTTCATCTTGTTTTTTAGAAGCAGTTGGTATAGCATCCTTCAATTCTTTTTCTTTTCTCTCTTTGCTTTCTTTATCATCTAATAATTTTAATAATTCATCATATTCATCTTGTGTAAATGATACTTTAATTTTTTTAGCTTCTTCATCATCTACTTTTTTCTGTTCTTTAAGTTTTTCATAATGATTCATATTTTTCATAAATTTTTCAAAACGTCTTAATTCTTCTTCTTC